GAGCTGGCGGCGGGATGTCTCGACGATCCGCGGGTGCGGGTGATCGAGGACGATGTCGGCCGGGTGATCGCCGAGGGCCGCGGGGGCTATGACGCGATCCTGCTCGACGTCGACAACGGGCCGGACGGGCTGACCCGGCCGGGCAATGACGGGCTCTATTCGATGCGCGGGCTCGAGGCGGCACGCGCGGCGTTGAAGCCCGGCGGGATATTGGCGGTGTGGTCGGCGGCGCCCGACAATGTTTTTGCGCGGCGGATGCGCGAGGCGGGCTTCCTGGTCGAGGAAGTGGCGGTTCGTGCCCGGAGCAACGGCAAGGGACCGCGGCACGTGATCTGGTTCGGGACGCGGCGGTAGATTCCAATTCCCCCAAGCAAGCCGAGGGGGGGATTTCTAGGAGACAGACATGAAATGGTTCGGACGCAAGTCCGCGCGGGATGCCGCGCGGCTGCCGCTGTCGCGCGCCGGCAGCTTGGCCGGGTTCGGCGAATGGCCGCGCAGCTACGACGCACAGGTGCGCGAGGGCTATTGCCAGAACCCGGTGGCGCAGCGCGCGGTGCGGCTGATCGCCGAAGGCGTTGGCGGCGCTGCGCTGACGGGCAGCGATCCTGCGCTGGTGGCGCTGGTGACGGCGCGGTCGGGCGGACAGACGCTGACCGAGACCGTCGCCGCCCATCTTTTGCTGCACGGAAACGCCTATGTGCAACTGCTCGCCGATGCGGCGGGCCGGGTGACCGAGCTCTATGCGCTGCGGCCCGAACGGGTGACGGTGGAGCCGGATGCCGCGGGCTGGCCGGTCGCCTATCGCTACCGGGTCGGGGAGCATGTCGCGCGCCTGGCGGCGGAAGATCCGGCCGGCCGGCCGGCGGTGGTGCACATCAAGGCGTTCCACCCCGCCGACGACCATTACGGGCTGGGCTGCCTGGGCGCCGCGGCCGGCGCGATCGCGATCCACAACGCCGCGACGCGCTGGAACAAGGCGCTGCTCGACAATGCGGCGCGGCCCTCGGGCGCGCTGGTCTATGACCCGGGCGATGGAGCGACCCTCGCCCCCGACCAGTTCGAGCGGCTGCGGCACGAGATCGAGACGGGCTTTTCGGGCGCGGCCAATGCCGGACGGCCGATGCTGCTCGAGGGCGGGCTCAGATGGCAGGCGATGGGGCTCACCCCCGCCGACATGGATTTCGTCGGGCTGAAGGCCGCGGCGGCGCGCGAGATTGCGCTCGCGTTCGGCGTGCCGCCGATGCTGCTCGGGCTGCCGGGGGATTCGGCCTATGCCAATTACCGCGAGGCGAACCGGGCGCTGTGGCGGCTCGCGATCCTGCCGCTCGCCGGCAAGATCCTCGACGCGCTGGCGCAGGGGCTGGGGGGCCGGTTTCCCGAGGCAGCGCTGGGCGTCGATATCGATGCGGTGACGGCGCTGGCCGAGGACCGCGAGCGTCTGTGGCGCCAGGTGGCGGCGGCGGACTTCCTTTCCGACGACGAAAAACGAGAGATGGTGGGACTGACATGAGCGATGGAGCGATGCTGGCCCAGCTCGTCGAGCAGGCCGAGAGCGAGGGCGCGAGCCTGGTGACGCTGCGTGCGATCGCCGAGGAGGCGGGCGAGCTGGGCGCGCACCGCGCGCTCGCCAAGCTGGGGCTGGACGATAGTGCGGCGGGCAAGGACATGGCCGAGCTGCGCGAGCTGCTGGGGGCCTGGCGCGACGCCAAGAGATCGGCGCTGAAGGCGGCCTTTTCCTGGGCGGGGCGGATGGTCGCGGCGCTGGTGCTGGTCGGGCTGGCGGTGAAGCTGGGCTTTCCCGGCTGGCTCAAATGAGCGTGCGCTTCGCAGGCTATGCCTCGGTGTTCGACGTGCGGGACCGGGGCGGCGACGTGGTGCGCAGGGGCGCGTTCGGCGCGCCGGGCGCGGTGCCGCTGCTGTGGCAGCACAAGGGCGCGCCGGTAGGGACGATCGAGCGGATCGAGGAGGACAGCCGCGGCCTGCGGGTGATCGGGCGCGTCGAGGCACCGGGCCTGGCGGCGGCGGTGGCGGCGGGTGCGGTCACCGGGCTGTCGTTCGGCTATCGGGTGCGCGAGGCGGCCGGCGCCGGGGTACGCGAGATCCGGCGGCTCGACCTGATGGAGGTCAGTCTGGTTGCGAGTCCGATGCAGCCGCTGGCACGGGTGCATGCGGTGGCCGCCGGTGGGGTGGCGCGGGACGAATGCGACCGAGCGGATCGAGGACGCGAAGGCGCGCCAGCGGAATCCCCGAATATTCAGTCACCGAGCTGACGCCGTTCCGATCGGTGACGGCGACATCGGTGCGGTGCGCGGTCGCGCTGTTGAAGAAACGTGCGGACAGCTCGACGAAATCATCGCGGGACGCACCGTGCTTCCGGCAGAAATCGGGAAGCGCTTCGGCGGCGGCAGCGGCCGCCCGGATCACGACCGGAGAGGCGTCGCCTTCGGTGATCCTGCCCGTGAGGAAATCGATGGCGATAACCCCGCCGGCACTGCTGCGCGCTTCGTGGAAGATCTCGATTTCGTAGAAGCCGGTGACGAAGCTGATCCCGCTGCCGATCGAGTCCGCAAGGTTGTGGCCGATCGTGCAGAGCAGGGCGTGCTTCATGGGACGCAAGCCTAGCGGCTCCAACGCAGCTTTCCAGCGCAGCGAAACCGAAATTACCGGGGCAGTCGCAGGCGGCGCCCCTCCACCGTCCTTCGGACGGTCCCCTCCCCGAGACGAGCTCGGGGAGGATCTTTTGGCGTGGACGGGAGAGAAGCATGATCGAAGTGAAGGCGGACGGTCTCGAGGCGAGCTTCGAGGCGGTGGAGATGGCGGGGCTGCCGGCGATGCGGCCGATGCTGGCAGGCGGCCAGCCGGTGGGGAGCGCGGCGTTCGAGACGTTCCTGCGCGCCGGCGGCGTCGAGGCCAAGGCGATGTCCGGCGCGAGCGACGCGGCAGGCGGCTATGCCGTGCCGCAGGAGATCGACGCGCAGATCGACGCGACGCTGAAATCGGTCTCGCCCATTCGCAGCATCGCCAATGTCGTGAAGGTGGGATCCAGCGGCTATCGCAAGCTGGTGACCAGCACCGGGTTCGAGAGCGGCTGGGCGTCCGAGATCGGTGCGCGGGCCGAGACCGACACGCCGGTGTTCAACGAGGTGGCGCCGCCCTCGGGTGAGCTCTTCGCCAACCCGGCGGCGAGCCAGGCGATGCTCGACGACGCGATGTTCGACGTCGAGCAATGGCTGGCCGACGAGATCGCCCGCGAGTTCGCGACGGCCGAGGGCGCGGCGTTCGTGAACGGCAACGGGACGAACAAGCCCAAGGGTTTCCTGACCGGGACGATCTCGGCGGCGGGCGATGCCACCCGGCCGTTCGGCCAGCTGCAATATGTGCCGAGCGGGGCGGCGGGCGCATTCGCCGCCAATCCCGAGGAGAAGCTGATCGACCTGGTCCAGACGCTGCGCGCGCCGTATCGCCAGGGCGCGAGCTGGGTGATGAATTCGGCGACGCTGGCGCGGATTCGCAAGTTCAAGACGAGCGACGGCGCGTTCCTGTGGGCGCCCGGCCTGTCCCTGGGACAGCCGGCGACGCTGCTGGGCTACCCGGTCGTCGAGGCGGAGGACATGCCGGACATCGCGGCCAATTCGCTTTCGATCGCGTTCGGCAACTTCAAGGCGGGTTACCTGATCGCCGAGCGCGGCGAGACCCAGATCCTGCGCGATCCGTACAGCAACAAGCCCTTCGTCCATTTCTACGCCACGAAGCGGATCGGCGGGATGGTGAGCAATTCGGAGGCGATCAAGCTGCTGAAGTTCGCGGCTTCGTAGGAAAGAGCGGTTCACGCGGAGACGCGGAGATTTCTGGTTGCTCCGGGGAAGCGGCGCGCATTCCTTCGGCGATTGCTTCCCTTCCTTCGCGCCCTCCGCGCCTCCGCGTGAAATCCATCTTCTTTTGGAGAGCCGCTGCGCGGCTGAGAGGCAGACATGGCAGATCAATTCTCGAACCAGGCCGACCAGGTTTCGGCGCCGGCGACACGCGCGGTGGCGGTGACGCCGCAT